GTTGCCGAATAGTTTATACTCGTTAGAACTCTTGTTGTGATGTGCCTCGTTATACAGGCCCTTGCCACGCAGTATGTCTATGAAATCACGCATCACCGTAGCACGGGTGGAGGGGAATGTCTTACGGCATATGGTAATCGTCTTGTCCTTATGCTTAAGGCAATAGTGGAATATTATCCAAAGGAGTATGTTGTAGGTCTTGCCCGAGCGAGTACCCCCCTGTTCTACGATAATCTTATTATCACTCTCCAGGAGGTGGTCGTAGACTACGTTTGTATCAATCCTCTTTTTCAGCATTACGAATAATGTTGACCTCAAATGTTGTGGGCTCGCCCTCGGCTCCTGTAATCTCTTGACGCTCTACATAGCCACGCTTCTTGCCACGGGTCTTGAGCAGAAATATAGTGGCTGGCACGGAGCCCTCCTTTATCTGCACGTGGAGCTGCGACTCAGCAAAATCTAGTATTACGTTCTCCAGGTCATCTACGGCCTGGGCATATTCGGGGTCCTCCTGTACCCAGCGATAATGGGTGTTACGGCTTATGCCTACCATCTTACAAGCAGAGGTAACTATGCATAGGGTCTTCTCTAAGGCCTCGAGCATATTCTTTTTTAAGGTGTCACTTTTTGTCATATTATCATCTTACGAATTATTATCAAAGCTTCTACGGAGTCTTCAGCAATTACATCTGCGTCTATGTTAGCCACACGGGTAGCAATCGACTTAAGGTGCCTCTCAGACTGCTTAGATCCTCTCTTCTTACGGCCCTCGGCTCCGTCACCAGCTATCTTTATAACGAATGGCTTTAGACTTAGTATATTAGAGTTTGTAAATCTATCTCCTTCATATATAACGATTTTGTCTTTAGACCATTGTGTAAACTTGTCCAGGTCCCTTGTTACAGCCATACTGAGTTTATCGGACCCTTGAAACATCGAGCCGTCAAAAACCCCAGGAATAACTATCTTGTCGTTGAAGTGAAATCTGAACAGGCCTATCTTACCACGCCTGTGGCACTCCTTGGCCAGGCAGCTCATAACGTAGGTCTTGCCGACCCCACATTCTCCTATAACTAATATCGGTTTCATCTAAGGTTTATATAATCGTTTAAATCGTTTGTAAAGCAATCCCACTCTCTGTCCATCATAATGACTTGTCCTGTCTGGCGATAGTGATTCTGCTTGAGCTTGTTGAAGCCAGGATCAGAGGGCATCGACTCCAGGCGTAAATACTCAGGGAGGTACTGCTCACGGCTCTCCCAAAATACCTTAAACTTCTTACGGCTACGCCAGGCGTTCTCAGCGTGCTTTATGCGTTCGTGGAACATATCGTTGTATACGTTGGGATAACGTCTGTTAGGCCTATGCCAGGACTTATAGCAGCATAGTGTAGTTTCTAATGTAAAGTAGCCAATGTCTTTATGTGGAAATCTTGCCTGGGCCTCCTGCAAAAGTGATGCTCCCTCCTGCTTGAGCCAGCTTATTGTGTCAGGCTGATATGTAACAGGTGTCTTCCACCAATCTAAATCATCACGGCCTACGACCTTGCATATACCATTACGATGCGACCTGGAGCCCGATATGTCGTCCAGGAATAACGTAGGACAATCTAAGGGCTCACCAGCAATCTTAAGGTACTCAGTATAGCTGAATGTAGCCAGGCGTCCAAAGGAGCGAAAGTTGTTAATCACATAGTCCCATACGTTGCTAAAGTTTTCGTGCTTGTCCCCTGTGTATAGCTCATCAAACATCTCCTCCTGGGTCCTACCCCCGAGCAAATCTATGTACGATTGTACTACGTCTTCAAACTGATTCTTAACATACCTCCTGTCTGTGTCCCAGCCGAAGCGATTGTAATTCTGACGATACCAGGTGCTAATGTTTTTCACAGCTGAGGGCTCAGGAGCTTGCAGAAAAATCAAATATGTAGTTAATACATTCTGCGTGATTCCATTTAAAAATACAAACCAAAGTCTCTCCTCACGGCTTAAATTCAGCTCATCAAAAATGTGTGGGAATGCGTAATATACAGCACCAGCGTGACCACGAAACTTTAAATGAAATTCATAAAAACGTAAGAAAACCTCACGCCTAAACTCAGGCCTACGAAAATCCATTCCAAGCTCCAGGTCTAATACTTCTGACTTATTATTTATATCACAAAATCTACCAACTTGTTGTGTATTCATAAAACAAATCTCGGCTCATTTCCTACTACCCAAAATAACGTCTTTTCATTCCAAAATCTGCCAAACTTTTGTGGGTAATCTGCTAAGTAATTTCTGACTTTGCCCTCATACCTAGGATGCAATTCTATGCCGTCCAAGTCATACGGGAGCCAGTCCCCGTACGTGCAATATCCTGACCCGTTTATGTCAAAGTGGTGGAGCTGTATGCCCGTGTTTTTGTCTCCAAACATTGTGTACTGAAAGGCCTTGTTGAGGTCCTTGCCAATGACTGCTGAAATAATCTTGAGCCGTGTCGGTATGTACTTAATATTGTACGAGCCGTTGTTACCAATGCCCATCAAAAGTATGTGTTTCAGCGAGCGTGGTGGATTCATAGCTATGCCATACAATATGCTGACAACCGAATTACAGGAGCCGCACGGGATAATCAAAGTCTCTATGTCGTCAGGTATGTTAGCTGTCTGATAACTACCAATCTTGTGAAAGGCCTCGACCCGATCAGGAGCGTTAATCTTTTCGTCAACTGTGATGTTAGTCTCAAGTACCTCGTGATTCGGGAGCTGCTTAGCGAGCTTAGCCGATATGGACCCCAGGGCCCGAGCGTAACCTATCTTGACTACCTTAAACTGAGCACCCATTTGTGAGGCCAGCATCATATTCTTGTGGTCTAAATAATTCTTAGAGCCCGTTACAATGAGACAACCTATGCCGTAGTGCTTGCAGACTGAGCTAATGAAAGGGTGTTGTGGGCTTCCGACCACTGACCCCGACACGACCCCCTGGATATTCTTACGCTTGACCCAATCATCTACAAGCCATAGACATTGTCTGAGCTTAGAGCCGTTGATACTAAAAAAGCCCAGGGGCGCAAACTTGTCCTCTCGCTTATACCTTATGCCTCCGTACTCCTCAACAGGCGTCAGGTCCTGCAGGTGGTCCTCCCAGCGTATAAGGGACCTATCAAAGCTCTGTATCGGATAGACAGTCTCAATCATCTAAGAACGCTTTAAGAGGATAGAATACAAGCGTGTTTCGATAGCCACCCTCTGCCAGGGGTACAATGGGAGTAACCCCGTGTACATTACGCCAGGCTGGATATACGAGCATCGAATTATCGCACGAATCAACTGTGACTCCATAATCAGGTATAGTCGTGCAGCCACCTTTGCTATTCTGTCTCTTGCATATAATCACATTCACGCAGCCGACCAGGTTAGCTGTGTCCCTATGATACGGAGCTGCGATATTGTAGTTAGAAATGCTGGAGGTAAATATGTTACCAAACTTCCACTTGCCAGGGACCTTACGAAATATCTCAAACTGCTTCTTGAATATCTCAGGAGCTATACTATGAATTAACTTCTCAGACTCCTTTGCAGCCAGGCTCATCGCCTTGACAAACGTCTTTGCAGTCTGTGATGAATGAACAGAGCTGATAGTCGCATAAGGCCTACGCATATGTGGCTTAGGAGGTACAGCCCCCAGGATAGTGCTATACTGCATCACTCCTGATGTACGCTTCATCATCTGCTTAGGGACCCTCTCTGACCTTAGCTCCTCATCTGCTATATTGACCAGCTTGCCTAACTGCTCGTTATGCTTGTTGACATCACGGATAAAGAAGCCAACCAGCTCGTCCCCGTCATAAAATAAAGAGTCTTCTGTAACATTCGGCTCAATATAAGCACATTCGTCTCCGACCTTTACATCGTGTTCTACCTTAACTAAATCAATCCTTTTCATACCCTCTCTTGACGTTTCTCATTTTATCTAACAGCAATCCTCCTACATAAATATTACGCTCTCTAAAGTGCTTATCCAGCTTCTTAATGTAGTCAGGGTCTCCAGGGACCTTAACCCAAAACGCTTTCTTTACGTTTGACTCGTAACCCTCTACCTCATCGTCTAAGTCTTCAAAGTCGTCGAGTATAGAGTAGTCAAATGTCTGCTTGCCCGTCCAATCATCGAACGAGGGAAACATATCAGCTATCAGCTTAGTGTCCCACTCGCCATACGACAGATTGTCTTTGATGACAACCTCTCGCTTTTGGTCATCTGAGAGGCCCGTCAAAACCTTAACGGGTACCTCTTTGTAGCCCAGCTCTACACACGCCTTGTAACGCATATTGCCAGCCAAGATTAAACCCTCATCATCTACTATGATAGGCCTCAGCTCTAACATATCAGGGAACTCTTGCAGAGACTTCTTTAGAGTCTCATACTTGTGAGTATCTATGATGCGAGGGTTGTCTTGCTTCTCTCTTAATTCAGCTACTTTCTTTTTCATCTCTTGCCGTTCTCGTCTACGTACTTAGCACGCTTGTTAGTCCTGTGATACCGATAAATATCTTGCCACTCGGCCAAGGGAATGAATTTAACTTTCTTGTTAATCTCTTCTTTAGTCTTCTTGCGTTTCATAATTTTCTTCTAATGTTTTAAGTAACACGGGACCTAATTCTATCCCGTTTTTTGCCAGGTCTTTACTAAGCTCGAATGCAGCTGGGTAATCGTTAATGTCAAACTCAACTACTACCACGTGCTCGTTAGGAGCTTCTTTTGGCTCAGGCGTAGCATCAGGAGCTGGCTCGTCAAAGTCTAAGTCTATATCATCAGCTGGGACCTCTTGAGGCTGCCATACGTTTAGGCCGTACTCCTTGAGAGTTGCTGGGTCATAATCGTTAGCCAGGATATCCCAATCCCACACCCCGTAATTGACGTTGTCCTTAACTATGAACTCGTCTTTCTTCTCCTGAGTGAGGCCTAATACCTTAACGACAGGGACCTCTTTAACCTTGAGCTCCTTGAGAGCTTTGTATCTCATATTACCACCCAGGATAATGTTATCTTCGTCAACGACCACCTCACGAGCTTTTAGCATCTCAGGGAAATCCTTAAGGGACTGCACCAGCGTTCTAAAGTTAGAGTCTCGTATAATACGAGGGTTGTTAGGGTTGGGCTTGATATCAGCCAGCTTCATTAATAACTCTTGTTTTTTCATACTTCTATTTCTACTTTTTTCTCATACTTTCTAATATTCTTATGCCACTCAAGTATCTCAGCATAAATCATATCTTGTTTCTTCTTAGACACCTTAGACTTGACCAGGAAATCCATAAGGCCCTCTACATAATTGCGGGAGTAATCGAGCTCGTACATATAACGATGGATTTTTGTATTAGTCCTCAACAGGTCTATACGCAGCTCATACGCTTTTTGTTCATCTGTCTTGTATGTCATAGCGTCATTTCTAAGTAAAAGCTATCAATATCCACCCCGTCCTCAAAGAACGTCTGATATGTAGCCAGGGCTTTCTTCACCTTCTCGTAACCACTTAGGTAGAACTCCTCAGAGCAATGAGCAACTCCTATATCTAGAGAGCCCTTGTCGATAATTATGAATGTAAACTTGTCGTAATTTATACCGAACAGATTGCAATACAGATAGCATTGTACGTCATAATGATATTTAGAAGCTGAATAGTTGAAGCCCTTGACGTCGGTTGTCGTCTTAATGTCTGCGATAAAGTCAGGGCCCAGGATATCGGCCTTACCCCTAAATGGATAGCCGTCTACCAGGCCTACGACAGGGACTTCGAACTCAGCACCCTTTAAATAACCCAGGGCTTTCTCATTCCTCAGGAATGCATCAGTTACCCTCTCAGCGTCGTTCTTTTCTTTCATAGTAAAGACCTTAGGATTGTTAGCTTTCGCCTCTCTAAATGCCTTTGTATTCTTGCTCTGTACATCAATGAACTCCTGTGCAGAGAATACCTCAGGCTCGAGAATGCAAGTATGTGCAAGCCAGCCGTCCCGTAGGGCCTGGGATTCCTTAGAGCCGTTCTGCTTACGGAAGTGATATGTCTTAGGGCTGTCTAATAGGTCCTTAATCGAGCTAGAGCTCAGAGCGTTTTCACCCAGGTACCCGTAATAGAAATCGTCATCGTTCATTTTTGAGAGCAGCACCTCTGTATCGTGTGTCTCTCCGTTTAGTAATTGTATCATAATAGAATAGCTAGTAATAGAGTTAGTATTATTCCGATCAGGGCTCCGAATGTTATATCGTATTTTGTCATAAGTTTACAATTTTTTTAAGTTTATCGTTCTCAGCCAGTAGTTTCTCGGCCAGGTTATCAGACCTTCGTGCTCTCTCCACAGCTCGGAGCTTGTCAGAGCGAAACTCATTATAGCATTTCGTATAAGTCCAGCGATCAGTCTGTAGATTATTAACGTAAAAAGCAACTTGCGTCAGGCATCTTATAGCCTCGTCAAGCTCCTTGTTCTTCTTTTTGTTAGACCAGGCCAGCAATATATTAGCCAGGGTCTCGTAATTCGAGTAATACTCGAGGTCCTTTAGGTTTTCAATTTTACTTGTCATTATTATTATATTTATTTTTAATCACAGAGTCTGACTCAGGCAATAGATATACCTCTTTCAGCTCTTTTTTGTTGTTCCATAGCGTTGTGCTAGGACACCACTTTTCTACCGACTCAGGAAACTGAAGCTCGTTGAGCCAATAGAAATAATTACCCTTAGGGTCAGCTACGAAATATATCGCAACTACCCCCAAAGATAGCAATTTATCTGCTTTGTACTTTTCGAGCATCTTGTCAGGGTAGTACTTATCACGGAATTTCATCTCTATGACGCAGTCAAAACCTTTTGGAGTCTTACCTTTAGCATCGTAGTGGTCATAGCCCTCTCCCGTCCAGGTCATATCCCAGCCGTCGAGATTCAGAGCGTAGACTACTGCTTTCTCCCACTTATTTATATCTTCAAACTTCACGCTCGTAGATATCATTAAGTTGAGCAACCCACTTGTTCACAGTACGAGGGCTACAGGTACACGGCTTGTAAAACGAATGCTTGTAATACTTTGCGTGCAGCTCGCATATCATATCGTACTCTCCCTTACGGAGCTTGCTGGAGGTGTTAGAACGAAACTCGGTCCACCGAGCTCTGTCCTCTTTACTCATCTTTGATAAATCTTCCATTTCTACTTATTGTTATTTGGTTAAACTTTTTTCTACGCTTATCACAACCACAAGACTCAAAGCCTAGCAAGCGTTCTACGATAAGTTTAGTAAGGTAATGAATACCTGTGTATTTTGTAATAGTGTATATTAAGTCTCCTAGTCGCATATCTCTTTTGTTATTAGTCTCTTTATCTTTTGAATCGTTCGGTATATAGAATAGTAGCTAATGCCTGTCATTTCAGATAGTTTCAACATCGACATACCTTGCTGATAAACCATCTCAAAGACCTTTCTGTCATACCAAGCTAGGTCTTTAATAATGCCTCTTATCCTCTTCTCGTTAATATCTTTGTCTATCAAATCAAATATGTAGCTAGGCTCCAAAACCTCCTCAGAATGCTTTAAAACGCTTCTCTTGTCTCGTCTGACGTGGTCTATGAAGAGGGTCCTTAATGTCTTAAAAACGAAATAGTAATTAACATCATTCTTGTCGTACATAATCGACTTGTTGTGTTTGTTACGCTCGAGCCAGGAATGCAGCTTTAAATACATATCTTGAACCAAATCCTCAGCAGTCATCTTATCCAGGCCAAAGGTCATTGTTATCTCTACCCAGGTTTGATGTTTCTTTGCTAAGAGCTCAAGTACTTTCATTAGAACGGCAATTCTTGTTTTTTGGGCTTCTGAGGTTTGACGTAATTCACGCCTCCTATCTCAAAACCCACGTTGTTCTTAATCGACCTCAGACGAATAGGCTCCTCCATAATAGTGGGCCTACCTCCCGTGTCTATGTCTTTTACCTTACGCACGTGTACGTGAGAAAACATCCACTCGGAGCTGTGCTGTGTGTATCTATGAATCACCAAGAAGTCGTCTGCTCTGTTAACAAACTTACCTCCTCCTTCAACATCTGAGGCCATAGGGGGTATTGGGTGTCCTGCGTAAAATTCTTCCTTAGAGTGCTTCTTTCTTAACGCCTCAGTAGCTGCGTGAGTGTTTAGCCACATACTGATATTATTCCTCTTGCAGAAGATTCTAAAAGCCGAGGTGGCCTGATAGTCGTACTCGTGCGAGCTCAGACCCTGGAGTATCTTCCTGTCCTTCATCAAGCTGTTATATGGGTCCACCATAAAGCCCTGATAGTCCCAGGCGTCTTTGATTGCCTTAGCCAACTCAAGCAGATCAACATAAGTGTACATAGCTTCTGTTTCGATAAACTTGAAGTGATTATTTATAAAGTCAATTCGAGCCTGATATGAATCAGCTTTAACCAGGTTGATAGGCTGAACCTCCATAAACTCTACAAGTTTTTTAATAAGCGTGTGAGGGTCGTTTTCTGAAGAGAAGACCAGCCATCTAATTTTGTGTTTAATCGTGTAAAGGAGCATCAGGTATAAAACGACAGTCGTCTTACCTACGTTTGCGTGGCCTAAAATCACATTAAAATTACCAGGTTTAAATCTCAAGTATTCGTCTATTTGTTTAATTCCTAAAGCCAGGCCCTCTTTGGTTTTTCCTGTCCTGACTTTGTTTAGCTTGTCAAGTGTTTTTTCTAGATTGATTAACATAAAGGTATAAAATATTTTGTATATGAAAAATTTAACAAAAAAACGAGGCCCGAAGGCCCCGTCTCTATCATCTTAAAACGGCACTTCATCTGCCGTGTTTCTGTCTGGGCTGTGCCCAGCTGAGGTGACTTTGTTTGGTGTCCACTCATTTAGCGTAACGTAGTGCTTGTCCTGGTCATTCTTCGACTTAAGGACCTCGACACGAAGCCAGCCGTTGTTATCCTCTACGAGCTTAGCTGTTGCTGCGCTGTCTAAGAACTCTCTGAACTCAGACACCTTAATGTTAAGTTTTGTAGCTACGAAGTCTTTTGCTCCTCCCCGAGCTACGATAGAATTTACAAATTTAGTTTCCATTGTTTATCCAATTTAAAAATAGTTGTGCGTCATTTATAACTTGCTCAGGCCCAACCTGACGCTGTGCGTTGAACTCTGATGCTGCCTTTATGACAGTCTGTCTAATTATCTGCTGGTCCTTACTTTGACCCCCAGGGCCAGGCGTATTCTGTTGATACACCAGCTTAGCAGTATTGTACTTCTCGTCCTTGATGTTGTAGGTCGCTTCATCGCCTACACTCTTCTTGAACTCTCCTGTGGCCAGGAATATCGGATTGTCTCCGTTTGCAAATGTAACCTGATATCGGTTAAAGTTTTTCTGACCATTAGACCAGGTACCTTTGCTTTCAATGTGAGTAATCTTACTCGTTTTCATAATAATCTGTATTTAACTTAGAATTTAACACCTCGATATTTGCCTCGAGGTAGGCAATCTTGCTCTCTAACAAAGCAATTTTCTTCTTAAATGCCTCTATACGGGCCTCATCGAAATTCATATACCTAAAGGATAAGATTCAATACCCTCCCGAGCCAGGGTCCGTTTGACTGCAATTTCACGCTCTACCCAGGCCAGGAACGCCTCACGCTCATCATAATCGTGCTTCATACCACCCAGGTGCCATTGAATGCGCTCTTTAAAGCCAGGAGCTTTACGCCACTTCCAACAGTATATAGTCATAATCTTGCCACCATAGCTTAATAGCCATTCAACCTGTATCTTGTCTTCACAGGGATGAGGATTATAGTCAGGGTGATGTGTGGGTTTTCCTAAAATAGCCGTCAGATCGAGAATGCTGGCGTCTTTAACAAACCCTTGCAGGCTCGTGCCTCCACTAAAGTTAGAGGGCTTTATTGATTTATACGTCATAATAAAAGAATTAACAATTAACACAAGCAAAGTTAAAGAAATATTTTTGACAAAACAAAACGCTCGTAGAAACGCAAAAAAAAAGAGCCCCCGTAAGGCGAGGGCTCGTGGCGTTAATCTTCTCTATTATGACAAGTAATAAAGGATGAGCAAATATATGCTAGTTATCTAACTTGTGCAAGCGTGAGGCGTATAATTTTCCCAGGGCATCTAAATCGTCGTTTGAGAGCTTAATCAAACCACGGCTTTTTTGCATCAACTCATCGGCTTTACCAGGGCCATACTTTCTGTCGAGTTGGAGGCCAAACATATATTGCTCACCACTACGGAATATGTTACACCCCTTGCACTGAACTTGTACGTTCTCCTCGTCCCAGCGTGTGGCATAATGCTTACGGCTCATAAAATGGCCAGCGTCCATACGCTTCCACTCGTCTTGCTTGCCACAAGTGAAACAAGTAACCAGGCCAGCGTGATTTGCATTACGTCTGCGTATGTATTCTGAAAACAGCTTGTCGGCCTTATTGACCAGGCTCTTCCTACTCTTCACGATATCGGAGTAATAGTTTGCCTAGGGACTCGTCTATTGTCTTTATTAAGCGATAAATATAGCGAGAATTAGACTCTGCATCTTCACGAGATGTCTTAGTTGTGTCAGTACCTAGCCGAGTGTACTGGTCAGCGTTTAAAAACAGTAAGCGATCTACTTTATCACGGACAGAAACGCTAGTGTAGCTCATAATCTTGTCGGCCTTTGCACGTATCATATCACTTTCTTTTGTTGTCATAATTTAGTGTTTTATAGAATCAAACCTTTTAGCTAATATATAGCTTTATATTTATATACTTTATATACTCTATTATAACTCACGCTATTATATCGCACGCTATTATAGCGAGCGTCATTATAGCGTAAAATATAGCACTATTTTTGACATACGCAAACAACTAACGAGAAATCTTGCGAACTTTTTCGTAACCCCTTGAGCCAAAGTATGCTACGTAGACTGTTACCAACAGCGTTTTAATGAGCTCTATCCACTCAATACCGACTTTGAACGGGCTGTCTGTACTATCCAACACCACAAGAACCGAGGTAATAAATGTCAGATACATCAGCGTGAGAGGCCGTGTGTTTTTTGAAAGCCAGGAATCCGAAGTCATATCACTTGACCAGCGTTTGCTGACCTCCAGGAGCTCCATCTCGTCCATCTCGAGTAGTTTTAAGGCCGTTTCTTTGTCCTGTGGTGGCAAAGTATCATCAGCTGTAATAAGATTCCTTAAAACGCCTAAAAACCCCTTGTCTGGCAAAACGTCTCCCAGGCCGTCGCCCAGGGTGTTACCGACCTTGTTTAGAAACTTTCCTACTTTTGTGTCTTTGAACTTCTTTTTACTCATCTTCCTTGACCTCTGTATTTTTTCTTAAACTTAGATTGACTAGGGCTTGCATTTTTGCTATGCACGCCAGGTCTTCTTTTACGGGACCGACCTATGTATGTATCTATAATCTTAGGCATACCATTTCCATTGTAAAACCAGGAATAATATAAAGATGTTTAGCTCGTATGAATAACCTTCGTCAGGAGCTTCATAAAAAGTAATGCCGAATAAGCACCCTGTTTGAAATATGTTAAGTAATCGAAACTCCATTAGTAGGTCCAAATTAGGTTTTGTGGCTTAGATTTGTCAATATCTACGTGGATAAAGGTACCAGCGATTCCTATACGATTAAATCCTACGTCTAATAGGCAATTTAGTAGGTCAAACCGATCAGAGCTATTATCACAAGCCAGGTCTGCTGCAAGGCCCTTAAGATGTGAGCTCCCAGGAACTCCTCCAACCTCAGTATTTTGAGCTTCTGTGCGGTAGCCCGAAGTAATTTGTATGGGCTTGTCAAACTTGTCCCGAGCCAGGTCAAGCATTTCTAATATTTTAGGGTCCATAAGCTGGCCCGATCCTTGAACGTCTGGGCTATCAAACTCGTAATAGTTAAAATACTTCATTCGCAATCTTTGTATTCAAAATTTTGACCTGTAACCGACAGCTTTTCTATCACGTCACTTTGTAGGTCTCTAAGTAAACTTTCAATGTTGTCTTTTTCTTCTGCCAACTGCTTAACTTTAGCCTCTAGACTTTGGCTTTTCGCTTGTAGCTCTGCAACCTCCTCAGGATTCTTGCCGATGAAAGTGTAAATGACAACCGACAGAGAGCCAACGAGCATACCGACTATAACCTTAAAAATGTCGTTATTAGTATCTGGTATTTCATAAAAAGCTAAAAACAGCAAGAGACCCATTAC